AGGATTGGATACCTTGTGTCATTCAAGATATCCAACCTTATTTTTCTACAGAAGATATTGATAAAGGTGCAAGATGGAGTTCTGATATTGCTAAAGAATTGTCAGATGCGGATTTTGGTATATTATGTGTAACTAAAGATAATTTAGAATCACAATGGCTTAACTTTGAGGCAGGTGCATTGTCTAAAGCATTGGATAAGGTTAAAGTATGTCCCTTTTTATTTGATTTGAAACCTTCAGAGATATCAAATAGCCCAATTTTGCAATTTCAAATGACAAATGTTGATAGAGATGATATTTTTAAATTATTTAAAACTATGAATAAAGGTTTGGGAGAAAAAGGTTTAGAAGAAACTAGGCTAGAAAAAATGTTTGAACTTTCTTGGCCTAAAATAGACAAAGAGTTAAAATCAATTGAAGATGATATATCAAATTATCCACAGAAAGAATCAAGTAATCAAAATGAAATAATGGAAGAAATGTTGGATTTATTAAGATCTCAACAAATTATTTTAAGGGACCCTGAAAAATTATTACCTATGAAATATCTTGAAATGGTAATGAACTCCAGAACAAATATTGATAAAATTCCACGTAGAATGTTGTCAGAATGGTCTTTTTTACGAACACAAGTAATTGAAAGTATCGGTTATTCTGGCGAAGATAATAAAATATCTAGATTTATAGAATTTATAGAACTTACAGATAAAATATTTTTTAAAATAGGATTAATTAATAATATAAGAATGCCATATAAGTTTTTAGAAAAGTCAATTATTGAAAATAATGATTCAGAATAACAACTAAGCATCTCCCTGGAGGTGCTTTTCTTATACCCAAACGAAAGGACGGTGAGGTAATGCCGAAACAAACAAAACTAACCGAAAAACAAAAGCGTTTTTGTGAGGAGTACCTCATTGACTTAAACGCAACGCAAGCAGCTACTCGAGCAGGGTATAAAAATGCTGAAATAGGACGTCAGCTTATTACGAAAAATAACGTTTTGGCGTATTTAAAAGAACTTAGAAAAAAGCAGTCTGAGCGCACAGGAATTAATGCTGACACGGTTTTGAAGGAACTTAAAAAGATTGCTCTTGCGGAAGCAGATATTTCCGGTAAAGAAAAAATCAAAGCCCTAGAACTCCTCGGTAAACATCTGGGCATGTTCAGTGAACGTAAAGAAGAATCGAATGAGAACAGTGAAATCATATTCAATATTATTCCGGCATCGCAAAGAGAAGAGTCGCAGGAAGAGGATTAATTATGGATAAAATGATTTATGTAAATGATGTGTATATCCCATTCTTAAAAGAGGAAAGAATGACGCAGATATATTACGGAGGTTCATCGAGCGGTAAAAGCTTCTTTTTGGCACAGCGTGTGGTAATGGATAATTTAAACGGTGTTAATTGGCTGCTTACAAGAAATATCGGTAAAACGATACGTAATTCACTTTTCAATGAAATAAAAAAGGCTATTTCAGCATACGGTGTTAGTCATCTTTATTCAATCAATAAGTCAGATATGGTGATTACCTGCAAAGACAACGGCAAACAAATATTATTTGCAGGACTTGACGACGTTGAAAAGCTTAAATCAATTACTCCAGCCAATGGCGTACTTGAAAGAATCTGGATAGAGGAGGCAACAGAGGTAAAGAGAGAAGCGTATTTACAGCTTAAGAAACGTCTAAGAGGATATTCTCCCTTTAAAAAATCAATAACATTGTCCTTTAATCCGATTTTAAAGACGCATTGGATATATCAGGATTTTTTTAAAAATTGGCAGGACAATAAAACCGTTTATAAAGACAATGAACTGTCGATTTTAAAGACAACCTATAAAGATAATAAGTTTCTTACTCCTGATGATATTTACAGCCTGGAAAATGAAAGCGATGAATATTTCAGAAACGTTTATACTTATGGCAATTGGGGAGTATTAGGGCATGTTATTTTTAAGAATTGGCATGTTGAGGATTTAAGTAATTTAATACCGCAGTTTGATCATATTTACAACGGTATTGACTTTGGCTATTCTTCAGACCCTAATGCACTGATAAAAATTCATTTGGACAAAAAACATAAAAAACTGTATGTTTTTGATGAATGGTATCAAGCAGGAATGGGCGATGATGAACTTGTCAGAGTGTGTAAAGAATTTTTCGGAAACGGTATTGTGACATGCGACAGTGCAGAACCCAAGACCATTGACTATTTATCGTTAAATGGTATTAATGCTATTTCTGCTGTTAAAGGAGCAGATAGTATCAACAGGGGCATTCGTTACTTACAGGGATATGAAATTATTATACATGAAAGCTGTCAGAATTTTAAGAATGAGATTGAACAATATCACTGGAAAGAAGATAAATACGGTAACGCAATGGCAAAGCCTGTTGATGCAAACAACCATTTGCTCGATGCCTTGAGATATGCTATAGAAGATGAAATGTTATCGGCAGAAGCAATGGCAGGAGTGAGATTGTAGTATGTGTAATCACGAAGTTGTACGAATAGGCGATTGCAAGGTGTGTATTAAATGCGGTATGACTTTGCTTGACAATAACAGGATGTTTCTTGACAGAAAGCTACCAAATTATAAGCCTAGAAAGAAAGGCAGGAAAAAATGAGCAGAAATATTAGAACACTTTATCCGGATTATTCGGCGGAATGCAGAGAACTTACAAAAAACGGATTTACGCTTGAATTATTATATAAAATTATCAATAAACATAAGCAGAACGCAGCATATAACAGAAAGCTTTATGAACGATACATGACGCTTGATGAATCAGTACCGATTATGAGGCGAAATCCTAGGTTTGATGAATCGAACCCAATCAATAATAAAATCAATAATGACTTTTTTAGTGAGATTATTGATTTTAAAACCGGATACTTTGCAGGGAAACCTATTACATACGGTTACAGCAAAAGTGAAGAATCGGAAGAAACAAGCGGCGGAGCTGACGGCGTTGACGAAGCTGCAAAGTTAATAACGGATTTCACCACACGAAATAATATGTATGGCGTTGATATGGAAGTGACAAAGTTTGCTAGCATATATGGATATGCAGGCAGACTTTTTTATATTGATACGGGCGGTGAAGAACGTGTTATGCCCGTACACGGATATGAGGCGATTATTTTATCCACAAAAGATATATCAGAACCTGAATACGCTGTCAGGTATTTTTACACGCTTGATATTAACGGCTGTAAGGTGTGGACTGTTGAATTTTATGATGATACTTACGTAACGGTATATACCGGTCATTTATCCAAAATTCAATAAGTTTATTAGCATCTCTTAAAGAGGTGCTATTTTTATACCTAAAATCAAAAATAAACCATCGAGCAGTTAATTGAAATATAAGTTAACTTTGCCCGACAAGTCCCGTGCGGTCACGCACTGCCCTGAGCAAGGCGTAAAACTGCTTAGAAATTTAAATGGAGGTGCAAAATGGGAGAAATTTTTAAAATTCCAATGCAATTTTTTGCAGAGGGAGGAGAATCCGGTGCGAATTCTGGAACTGCTAATGGTAATATAAACGGTAATCAGGACAATAATGGTTCTGACAATAATGCCGACAGCCAAAGCAATAATACGCCAGACCTTGACAAGCTTGTGCAAGCCAGAGCAGATAAACTTACTGCTGAAATTAGCAAGAAAAATGCCGCATTACAAAAAGAGCTTGACAATCTCAAAAAGGAAAAAATGACGGCCGAGGAGCTTAAACAGCTTGAAATGTCCGAAAAGGAAAAGACTCTTGCGGAACGTGAAAAAGCGCTTAAGGACAAAGAAAACCGTCTGTTGGCTATTAAATCAATTAAAGCGGCAGGACTTGATGACGGTAGCGACAAGGCACTTGAGCTTGTCGATTTTGTTATTGCCGATGATGAAGAATCAATTAATAACAGGGTAAAAGCATTTGGCGATCTGGTAAAAAGATTTGTTGAGGACAAAGTTAATAAGACGTTTAAAGACAACGGCAGAAATCCGAACGGCGGTAATTTGAACGGTAACGCAGAAAACGGAAATAAAAGTAATTCCGTTGCTGAAAGTCTGGGTAAAGCAAGGGCAGAAAAGCAAAAGCAGTCAAATGAAATTTTGAAGTATTACGGAGGAGGTAAGTAATAATGAAATTTACAAATACCAATATCACAAATACAAAAGAAATTCTTTATAACGATCATTATGTGGCTATACCTTATGATTGTTCAAAATTAACAGCAGGAAGTGATGGAATCATTAAAGCCGGTACTATCATACCAGCCAATGATGATACGGCAATCGGGGTGTTACTGCACGATGTTAAAAAGACAGACGATCCTAATGGGACGGTTGTGATTCACGGTTTTATCAGGGCTGATAAATTACCTGAAAAGCCGTCCGAAGATACAACAGGTAACACGCCGACTATCGGTGCAAAATCAGTACTAAAGCAGATTACTTTTATGTAACAGGAGGTAACAAACATGAAATTATCAGACGTATTTACAGCTGAAGCTATTGCGCTTAATTATACAAATGCGGCAAGCAATGCTATTCCGTATTTGGGTACCGGCTTTTTCCCTTCACAGAAAAAAGCAGGCTTAGACTTGAAATGGATTAAAGGTCATAACGGACTTGCCGTATCTTTGATGCCATCAACATTTGATGCAAAATCTACATTCCGTGACCGTGTAGGTATTTCAATGAGTGAAACAGAAATGCCGTTTTTCCGTGAGTCTATGCTTGTTAAGGAAAAAGATGAACAGGAAATTATGCGTGTACAGGATTCTAAAGACCCTTATGCTGCACAAGTACTTGATAACATTTTTAATGACACTAAAACATTGGTCGATGGTGCGAATGTAGTACCCGAAAGAATGATAATGCAATTGCTTGCACCGCTAAACGGAAGCGTGGGTATTGAAATCAAGGCGAACAACGTTGATTATACATACAATTACGACCCAGACGGTAGCTGGAAGGCGGAGCATTATGCTAAAATTACTACAGATGCAGACAAGTGGAGCACATCAGCTACATGCGATCCTCTTTTCGATATTGAAACCGCACTTGATGCACAGGAAGCCGCAAGCGGAAACCGTCCGGAAATTCTGCTTATGTCAAAAGCTACATTCAACATGATCAAGAACAGTGCAAAAGTACGTTCCGGCATTCTTGCCCAGAATACTACTGCAAATGTCAATTACACATCTGCAAAAGTTAAGCAGTATGTAGAGGAAGAATTAAGCGTTACTATTATTATTTACAATAAGCAGTTTAAAAACGAAAGCGGAACTGCTAAAAAGTTCTATCCTGATAATATCGTTATGATGCTTCCAAATGGCGCAATAGGAACTATATGGTATGGCACAACACCAGAGGAAAGAACGCTTACTGCTAAATCTGATGCAGATGTATCTATAGTTAACACAGGTGTAGCAGTTTCCGTAACAATTACAGATGATCCGGTAAATACAAAAACAACGGTATCTGAAATTGTGCTGCCGTCGTTTGAACGTATGAATGAATGCTATGCAATGGAGGTGGCTTAATATGAAATATGATTATTCTGTAAAAGTTAACGGTAAGTGGTATCAGCCCAATGAGAAAATACCGGAGGAGTCTGAAACAATCGCAAAAACCACAGAGGAAGTGACTGAAAATGACGAAGGAACAAGCGGAAAGTCTAAATCTCGGAATACAAATAAATGATAAAACTTTAATTATCATTGAAACGGCTTTAGATTTGGTTTTAGCCAAAACATCAATCAGATTTGATAAAAACAGCGATGATGATTTAAATAAAATACCCGCAAGAGTAAAGCTGTTTGTTACCAAGTATCTTGAATTGATGGGCATACATGAGGGTGTTGCTAGTCAGACTATAACAAACCTTTCCATGTCTTTCTCGCAGGATAAAAACGAACGGTTTAATAATTTGCTTGATGAGATTTTAGGAGATGACTTGATTTCAGATGTCAAGTTTGTGGGAGCAGTAAACAGATGGCAGTAAAGGTTAAATATAAAACCAAGCTTGATATTACTAAGGACATGTTAAAAAACATATCTAATGTGAATGGCAAAAGGATTGAGGTTGGCTGTTTTAACGGTGATCACGCATGGCTTGCAGGTATACATGAGTATGGGTGTAATATAAAAGTAACTCCTAAAATGAGGGCGTATTTGCATAGCAAGGGGTTACATCTCAAAAAAAGCACGTCAGTAATTAAAATTCCAGAGCGTTCGTTTTTAAGAAGCGGACATGATGAATGCATTGATGAAATACTTAATATGACAGAAAAAGTCATATCACAGGTGATAAGTGGCGAAATGAGCAGTCATAAGCTTATTGACTGGGTTGGAGAACAAATGGCAACACATATTAAAGAATATGCCGCCAGTTTGTCCACCCCTCCTAATCATCCATATACAGTTGAAACAAAGGGCAGCAGTAATCCTCTTGTTGGTAAACATGAAGATGAAAGTGGTATGATTGAGGGAATCTCATGGAGGACAAAGTAAATGCAGTATTTTGATTTCAGTATTCTGATCGAACAATACAGTACCGATTTTAAGATGATCTGCGAAAGCGAAGGCGGTTATGATGACAGCGGCGAGTATGTAAAAGGTGAAAAAACAGAGCATACGCTTCACGGAGCAATAATGGCACACAGTGAAAATCAGATTTACAGGTCAGAAGGTAAGCTTACAAGTCAGGACAGAGTCCTTATTATGCAAGAACCTATTGACAGGGCATTACACGGCGCAGAGGTAATACATTTAGACAGAATGTATAAAATCGACAGTGAATTGGAGAATGCAGAATTTACAGGCGTATATCAATATACGTTAAAGTATGTAAGTGCATTTAATAAGGAGACAGCTGTATGATAGATTATAAAAATATTCGTGATGCGGTATGTAGAGGATTAAAAAAGTATTTGAATGTGCCTGTAATTCGTAACAACCAGAATAAAGACCCACCCTCTTATCCTTATGTTTCGTATACCGTTACAACTCTTGCCAGTGCTAACAAAGGCACATACGGTGAATATGAGGACGGTATGGACAGAAAGGCAGTCAAGCAAACGTGGAGTATCACAGCACAGTCGGATAATAACGATGAAAGTGTAACGCTTGCTTGCAGAGCTAGGGAATGGTT